TCCACAGCGACCCCATCAGATCATCGATTACAACGTCCGCTCTCACGGCACCACCGAAACGACCGTTGAGCAAGCTGAATTACTGATCCTCGAGAGTTTGCACCGTATCGCCGACGACTGGGACGAGCAGCCGTACTTTGACGAAAACGGCATGAGGCATTCAACCGACTTGACCTTGATCGATAAGGGCTGGGTCGGAAGCTGGACCGAAGACGGACAATTCAAGACGTGGGCGACTCAGCCCGTCGAAACATTCTGTATGGAACGATCCGGACGGCTTCGGAAGTGGTTGCCAGCGAAGGGGGCCCCGAACTACACGCAGCCCGCGCCGGGAGATACCGTGATCGTCGGCGACCACTGGCATATGAACCGTGGAGAGGGCAAAAACCGCCGCTGCACTGAGATCATCTGGGACGCTAGTCACTGGCATCTGCTGGTGGAAGAACTGTTCATGTTGCCGGTGGACGATACCGATCGGTTCGAACTGTTTATTCCGGAAGATGGCATCTGGCGGAATCACAAAGCGTTCGGCGAACACATCACCCAAGGCGCGACACTGCTAAAAGAACAGTTAAACCGGGGGACGCGAACTAAGAAACCGCGTTTCGTGCGGGATCACTGGTGGGACGCATGCGCAATGATGCTCGTGGCAAAGTCCGTAGAACAGTGGTTCCGTGACAACGTTAGAACGAACAAACGAGCCAAACCTGTGAGACAAGGACGTCGGACCGGCCGGCGTTCACGACCCGAGGAGATAGGAGCGAGGTAGGGAATCCCATGGCAAGCGAAGTTATCGACCAGGAAGAAACCGAAGTCACCGCCAAACCTGCGAAGGACGCCGATGGTGTACCGTACTGCGTTGTACACCATTGCCGAATGAAGCAGGCGAGCGGGGGACGGAAGAACTCGCCAACAGCGTACTATTCGTGCCCCGTTCCGGGATGCGACGAGAAGGCAAAGCGGATCAAGACACCGAACGAATCGGTAGTCCCACCCCATCCGCAGCGGTGTCCACGGTGCCCGGGCAAGAAGCCTGTATTCTGTGAGCGAGACGCGAACAACTCGACTGCGGCAAGCACGATTCTGCAGTGTCCGCAGTGTGGTTGGAGGTCGGCTGCAATGGCTCGTCCTGAATTGGCCGCCGCTCATTTGGCCCAGAGACAGCGTCCCCCTGTGGCAGATATCGGCGACAGGTAGTTTACAGATTAGTAAACGACTTCCTTCACGAAACCTAGGGTGAATCCCTAGGCTTTGTGTATGGCTGCCACTGATCAACAGATTCTTGACGAGGCCAAGGATTCTCTTTTGAGGATCCTCCAAACGGATACGTCCTCTTGGTCGGAATCTGCCCGCCAACAACAGCAGATCCAAATCCGTGACCTGGAATCCCTCATTGACCGCTATGAATCCAAGGTTGCGTCATCCGCCGGCCGCAGCATCGCCGTTCCAGTGCGGAGGGTGCGCATCTGATGTGGGAATGGCTCTCCAAAGCGTTCGGAAACAGCAAACCCAAACCGGGAAGCCGGGCCTTTGCGCGTGAGATTCTGTCGCAGTCATGGGAAGCATACCGCCTCGCCCGCCGCGATCGCCCCCGGGAGCATAACCAGCCGCACCCGTACAGCGGCGACGCTGCGATTCTGAACTCTCACGACCTGATGAACCGGCGGGTTCGTGACCTGGTCCGGAACACCGCGCAGGGGAAACGCATCCGGCAGGCGATGACCGACTTGGTGATCGGGACGGGCTTCCAGACGTTCTCTTGGCCGTTCCTCCCGTCTGAGTTATTCCAGATCGTCACGGAACTTGAGTCACTCCAGGCTGGCGAGCTGGGACCACGGCTGCAATTTGCTCTCGAGTCGGATGACCTATTCGACGAGTGGTCGAGCGACCCGCGCCAGTTTGACGCTGAAGGGCGTCTGTCCCGTATGGACATGGAACGCCTGATGATCGGCGAATGTGCGACGGTCGGAAACGGGCTGCTTGTCCGCAAGTTTCGCAGGAAATACGACCTCGTTCCGCTTTCCTACCAGCTCTTGGAGCGTGAGCAACTGGACGAATCACGTGACCGGGCAGCGACGAAGGGTCAGAACCGAATCATCGGCGGCGTCGAACTGGATGGGGACAACCGCGTTGTCGCCTATCACGTCTACATGGATCACCCGCACGACTCATTCGGCTATTCAGCCGGAAACGCAACACGCGGGACAGGTGGAATATCTCCGGTCGCTCTGGGATCGCGACGCATGCGCATCCCCGCTGAGCGCGTGATCGACCTTGCGTTGTTCGATCGCCCGTCGTCATCGCTTGGTGCATCCTGGTACGACTCGACTGGACAAACCACATGGGACCGCGATTCCTACGTTGACTCGGAGATCCGGTCTGCCGCTATCGATGCCGCGTTTTCCTTCGTGGCAAAACTGGCGGACGCGGACAAGTACGGTGCGTGGGGATTCGCTGACGACGGAGACGATGAGGACGAGCACGGCAACCGGGAATTCAAACTTGGTCACTCTCCTGTGGCAAGCGTGGTGAACCCGGACGAATCGCTCGAGATGATCCGCCAGACGCGGCCGAACAAGGACGCGCCGGCGTTTCTGAAGATGCTGGACCGCGACCAGGCCGGAGGAATCGGGCTCAGCTATTACACGCTGACCGGCGACTATGAGGGAACGAACTTCTCGTCGTCCCGAGCGGCAAAGCTGGATGAGGAGCTTCACATCCTGCCATTGCAGCGTTGGTTTGGTACTCACGTTGCCTTGCGTATCCGCCGTGAATTTAACGCGATCGCCGCTTCGTCCGGTCTATTCCGCTCGTTGAGACCCACGGAGTTCAGGCGGAATACGCGGACATACCAGCGATTCGACGCCATCGGCAATGGCCGAGAGTTGCTCGATCCTTTCAAAGAGGGCGAGGCCCGGACCGCTCGCCTCCGGACCGGAATCAGCACTTTCAAGGAGGAGTGTGCTCGCCGCGGGCAACACTGGATTCGCATCCTGATGCAACTGGCGATTGAGAAGAAAGTCACGGAACTGTTTGGCGTGACGCTCGATTTCAGTAAATCGGGTGGAGGTTCGACTGACGGAAACCAAGAGAGCGATTCTGACTCGCAAGAGGAAGAAAGCAACCTGGAGGACGTCTTCGGTGTCAGGTAGCAAGCAATCGAAACGCCGAAAGCTCGCGAAACTGCGTGCGTGCCTTTGTGATGGCAAGCCGTGGGCAATCATGGCGCCTGCGATGTCATCGATTCAGTATGCATTGGAGGCGGCCGACTTGGACGAGATCAAGGCGGCTATGTCATTCGGCCGCGACGTTGAGTCGTCCACTCAGATCATCAATGGTGTGGCGGTTATCCCGATCACTGGTATCCTCCGCGATGAAGTCGATTACGCCGTTCGGTGGGGGCGGGCCTCCTCGTATCAGGTGTTGGAGCGGGAATACAGAACAGCTCTCGACAATCAGCGCGTTAACGGGGTAATGGGCTACTTTGACACGCCTGGTGGGTCAGCCATTGGTGTGAAACGGCTCGCGGATCTCATCTTTGGCATGCGCGGCGACAAGCCACTTCTGGCGTATGTCCAGGGGGTTTGCGGTTCTGCGGGATTCTATCTCGCTGCCGCACACGATCGCATTGAAGCCACGGCGGATTCGCTTGTCGGTTCAGTGGGATCGATCTACCCGCATATGGAAATGTCGGGGATGCTCGAGGAATTTGGTATCGGTGCGACTCTCTTTGTTAACGAAGACTCGCCCAAGAAGGCGCATGGCAACATCTACGAGCCACTGTCAGATGAAGCTAAGGAAACGCTTCAGCAGTTCACCGATTCCTATGGTCGCTCGTTCATTGATGACGTCGCACGATACAGGAGCGTCACTCCTGACAAAGTCATCGCCTCCTTTAACCAGGGCGATGCACTGCGAGCCGACACGGTTATCAAAACCGGGATGATCGACGCAGTCGTGGCGAACTTTAGCGAGTCCCTCAAATCAATCAGCGGTGAATCCGAGACTGTACCGGTTGAGGAGACAGATAACGAAGAAACGCCGGTTGTGACCGGTCAATCTCAATCACAAAGGAGGTCTGAAATGGACCCGAAAGTCAAAGCTCAACTGTTTGCGTTGGGGCTCATCGATTCCGTCGAGGCATCCGACGAAGTCTGCACGGCGGCATTGAGGGCGTGGTATCGCGGGAAGGACGTCCCCAGCGACGAAGCGGCCATCCTTACGTCACTGCGCACGGGTGGCCCGGCCATCGCGTCCCAGAGCGCTGGTTCCGATGAGGGCGCAGGCGATGCGGAAAGTGGCGAAGCGGCCGGTGATGCGGAAACCACCGAAGGCGGCGAAAGTGAAGCTGCTGCCGAGTCTCGAACGCCACGCAAACCAGCAGCCAACGTCCAGCAGGCTCATGACAAAGAGCATGGCGAAGCCCGGTTGGCGGACCTCCGCGCGGCGGCTTCTCTCGTCAACGAGACTGCGGGCTACACGGCAGTTACCGCCGAAATGGTCCTGGACGCCCACGAGCAAAAGCAGGACGTTCCCGCGGCGATGAAAGTGTGGAGCAAGACGCTGGCCGACAACGAGCCGAGTGTTCCGACCGCTCGTGTCCGTGTGACCGGTGAAGGCCGGGACCGTTACGCTGCCGACGTGATCGACGCCGTCGCGTACCGTGCCCTCAGCGATAGCCAGGAAATCGAGATTTCCGACAGCGCGATGGATCTGGTGAATCGCCCCCTCTGGGCAATCGCTGGAGAATGTCTGCAACTGTCCGGTGAGCAAAACGTCGATATGTACGGCAGCCGTGAGGACTTGGCCCTCCGCGCCATGCAGATGGGCCGTCCCGGTCAACGTGACACGTTCTACTCCACTGGTGAGGATCGGAAGTACATCAGTTCTGCCGGAACGCCGGCGGCGAGACCAGGCGACTTCCCCAATATCCTCTCGGGACTGGCCAATAAGTTTCTGGACACCGTCCAACTCGATGACGACTACAGCTATCCGGCCGTGTCGGCTGTGTTGCCTGGCGGTCTTAACGATTTCAAGCCGGCGATGATGATCAATAAGGGCATCGTCGAAGAGCTCGACGAAGTCCAGGATTCTGAGCAGTTCAAGCAGCTTGGACTGTCGGAAGAGGTGCTGAGCTACATCTTCCTTCGCCGATTTGGCAACAAGTGGGGGTGGACGCCGGTTATGATCGCCAACGATGATCTGGGGGCGTTTGTCGAAGGCATGATCGGTCTCCAGGAAGCGTGGCAGGTAACGCAGAATCGTCTGGTGGTGGATCGATATACCGCCAACGAAACGTTGCTTGACAGTTCAGCATTGTTCGCGGATCGCACCGACGTGGGAAGCGCCGCGAACAACAACATCGCGGGTGGAGCCGCACCATCAGACGCTCAGTGGGCACTGATGGAAACAGCCTACGCAGACATTGGCGGCGTTGCCACTGGCCGTCGTGTTCGCGGAACGCTCAATGTCTGCTATTGCCCAACAGGGGCAGTCTACCAGGCGGCCCGCCGTACGTTCTTCAATTATCAGATGCTCGGTGAAACCAAAGAGGCTGCAACCACAGCAAACCTGGGGATCTATCGCGGTCAAGTGACCGCTGTGCCTGAGTCCGAACTGCGAACGTCGTCCGCAATCATCTGGTACGCACTCCGTAATCCCACGCGGCTCAACACCGCTACGGTGGTCCGCGCCTATTTCAACGGCTTCGGCACGGCTGGCCGGCGCGAGCGATGGTATGACCCAACGGATAAAACCACGTGGGTCAGTATCGAAGGTCGCGTTGCTGTCGCCGTCAAAAACTGGAGGTATGCCGTCCGCAACCCCGGTGTGTAATTCGCCGCCGTGTTTGCGGTCGCTTTTTTCAACGCCTGCTTGCAGGCAGTCCTTGATTTTCAGAAGGAAAAACCATGTCTCAACAAACCCGAGTTTACCGCTACGACTTTCGAGGTCACCAACTCATTCCAGCCACCGCAAGCGGAGCGGGTACGCCGTTCGTGAAGGCGGATACGTCCGCAGCTGGAGCCCCAACGATGGTTGGCTTGAACGGCGGGGGAATCCGCTTGCTCCTCGCAGCGGATGTGGAGGTGGAAAACCTCTGCCTCTACATGGGCGACATCCTCCCGTTCGACATCGACGAGATCATTCGTGCGAGTTTTATCGCCAAGACAATCGCGGCCCTCGATGCGACGACTCAGATTGCGTTCGGTTTGGCATCGGCTCGCAACGACGACATCGACACCATCGCCGAAGGGGCCATCTTCCGCTGCATCGGCGACAACAACGTCGTTGTTGAAACCGACGACGGGACGAACAACAACGATGACGTCGCCACAGGCTTGACGCTTGGCGCAACCTGGAAACGGTTCGAGATCAACTTCGCGGAACGGATTACGACTGTTGAGCCGCCGAGTGTCTCGACCGGCAGACCGTCCAATATCGGCTTCTACGGCGCAAACACCTACGGCTCGTTGCGGCGCGTTGCCAGTGGGACGCGGTTCGACATGTCGAATTACTCCAGTGGCCTCCAGTTGTTCGCACAGATCCAAAAGACGGCCGACGCGAATACGGACAACTTGGACATCCTGGAAATGGAGGTTGAGGTCAATTTGCCGGACTACTCCTAACTTCCTCGCCTTGATGCGGGTCGCTCGCCGGTTGGTGGTTCGCTGCCAGCCGGCGAGCATTTCAACACGATGCCAACACTGTTTCACCAACGATTCGAGCAGCGAGCACAAACCGCCAATGAGCGTGCGTTTGGCGTGACAGTGACGCTGAAAAGCGGATCTGTGGAAACAGATGAGTTTACGGCAACATTTGATGAGCAGGAGTACGAGTCTGTTGAGTTTGAGACTGGCTTGAATGTCAAGGCGCTGATTCGGGACTACTTTTTCCCCGTAGCGTCGCTGGTGATCGCAGGTGAAACGATTGAGCCGGCAGCTGGTATGTCGATCGTGGAAGGCAGTAAAGAGTACGAGATATTGCCCGTCCCCGGTCGACCGGCGGCAGAGCTGCAACCGGGCGATTACAGGTGGTTGGTTCACACTAAGCAAGTCGAGTAGGCGATGTCGGATTCGGTCTTAGTGCAAGTTGCCTCCGGTTTAGCGACCGCTCTCGAAATAGAGCGGGACGCCGGGAACTTCGAGTTGGGCGACTTTGATGTGGACTGGGACTGGGAAGGAAGAGTCGAAGATCAGGACCTCACCGACAACGATTTGCATGTTCGGGTTGTCGTCCCCAGAAGATACGACGAAGTAACGCGATTTGCTCGAGACAGTCTGCAATACACTGCGACATACGACATTGATATTCGGCAAAAGCTGGGAGTCTCGCACCAGAATACACGGCAAGAAATAGACAAAGAGGAACTCAAACCACTGTCGAGGCTTGTGGAGCAGATTCACGAGTATTTCTTCAGTAGCCCACGCCCCATTGATTCCATCGATGCTGAGTGGATCGATGAGCGAGACGAGGTCCCTAAGAAGTCTGAAATCCTCATTGCGTACAGCGTGAAGTACCTACGCGAGCAACGGCAGTTTTACGGCGTTTGCCGGGAAGTGTTTCAGGTGACGGTCTGATGTTTGGAACGCAAACCAACTTCCGTAATCAGGCTGAACGCGTCATCGAGGCGGCAAAAAAAGGCGCGTACAAGACGTTTCGACATGCAATCTTGTCGATCCGCAAAGACGCGTCAAAGTCGATCAAACAGCGCAAGGACAAACACAAGAAATCAGAAGCAGGATCGCCGCCAACCCAGCATAAGCCAGGTTTCCTCAAAAGGGCGCTGTGGGGCCACTGGGATGAGGAAGGCGGAATGACTGGCTTCCGTGCCTCGCGAGTCGATGAGGTGGCCGCCACGCACGAACACGGCTTGAGAGAGGACGGCCGCGACTACCCAGAAAGACCAACAATGGGCCCCGCCCTCGAGCGGAACGTCGAACGATTTCATCGCGACTGGAGAGCCTCCATCGGATAAGCACTTTCAGAAAGGAAAATAACCATGGCCAAATCAAGAGCAGGCTGGGAACGGATTCTCTACAAGGACGCGGCCGGCGCCACGGCAGCGACCATTGTTGATCACGTAGTTGACTGTGACGTCAACAAGAACGCCGTGAGGACAGAAACGACCGATCGCGGCGACGGCACGGCGGTTCCAATCGAAACGCACCAAGTGGTTGCGCGCCAGTGTGAAGTCACCTTCACTATGCGCTACTACGACAGTGACGCCAAGATCGCGGATCTGATTGCGGCGGCCGAGACCGGTGAAGACCGGGCGATCAAGGTAGTTCGGCGCAGCGGCGGTCTGACGGAAGTCGATGCTGACATGAACCTGAGCTACACCAGCCCTGGAAAACTCAAGGACGGGATGCTTGTGGAGTTCACGGCGCAACTCTCGCAAGACTCCGGCCGGGCTCCGGTGATCGTGTCCGCGTAGTTTTGGGGGCGTTCAATCGACCATATTCGTCCCTGAGACCCAGGGGAAAGGAACAACACGATGCCAGCGGCACAACACAATCAGTCTTTCACGTTTCCGGGCTATTCGTTCAACGCGCAGGAAGCCGCGGTGACGTTTGACAGTCTCTCGGCCTACGAAATCGCGATTCCTGCCGTCAGTGCGAACAACGTTGGAACGTTGACCGGGCGGACCGACGACGATACGGGCGTGGCAACGCTTCAGGCAAGCCACACGATCGAAACCAGCGATGTCGTTGACGTGTACTGGTCCGGAGGCGTTCGGTACGGCATGGACGCGACGGTCAGCGGCAATGATGTCACGGTCGATGGCGGGGCTGGGGACGCTCTCCCGGTGACTACGACGCCCCTCACGGTGGTTGAACAGACCGAGATCAACCCGCTGAACTTGGACGGGGACAACGCCGCGATCGTCGGTATCTTCTACCGGAACGCCAGCGACAGCGGCGCCAAGGCTCATGTAGACCTCCAGGACTCCGGCTCAGCGTCCATTCACGAACAGGACCTTGTTGTCGAGACGGCCAACGGCGGGCTGGACGCGATCACGAACATCAGCGGCGGTGATACCAACGTGTACACCGGGAACCCGATCACGAAGGGGTTTGCCAGCCATGACAGCGCGTCGGCCGGAACGCTCTACGTGCTGGCGGGGATCGATTCGACGCCGTAAGTGAGTGAGAACTGATCAACTACCCGTAAAGGATTGGAGTTGCGGGCCTGCTGTGAAACGCTGGCGGCTGCAATTCCAGTCCTTTTTTTCTGAAAGGATGACAGGTGCCAACATTCAAGGATATCGAGGGAAAGGAATGGTCGGTCGACTTTGATGCGTTCTCGTTGGAGGACGTCCGCTCCGAGATTGGAGTTGATCTAGCGGACCTGTCTGCAAACGGCTGGCATCGGGTGGAGACTCACGCCCCGACCGTTGGTCAAGTGCTGGCGATCGTCTGCCGCGACCAGTACAGCACGGGACCCGACAAGCTGACCCAGCGTCAGTTTGCCAAGCGGGTCAAGGGTGAGGCGATCGACCGGGGCCGCGAAGTGTTGCTGTCGGCGGCAACCGATTTTTTCCCACCGAAGGAATGGTTAGGGATTCAATCTGCTTTAGAGAAGAGGAGGAAGAACCAGAAGGTTTTGACCAGCGGCAAGGAGTTCAGCGAGATCTGGGCGACGGTCGGACCGATCCTGACGGCAATCGAGACGATGCCTCCGGAGATGAAGAAAGGGGCGATGGAGGAGGTGGAGAAACAGATCAAGGAAGCGGGCGGGGACGCTATGGATTTGGAGAAATTAAAGGCGTTCGCGTCTGCTACTGGCCAGGATGTCACCCCGTCGAGTGCTGTCACAGATTCGCCGGAGAGTGCGGAGGAACCGCCCGAGGACTGACGCTCAAGGTTCTCTGGTGGATGGCGATGGCTCGCCGGGAGCAACGCAGGGCCCTCTCCTTGGACGTCTGGCGGTTGTTCGTCGACAAGAGGTTTGACGCTGAGGACTACCTGCGAACTGGCGAAATCGAGGTGATGCAACGGCATCCGCTTCCGGATAACCCGCTGATTCACGAGGCAATCGAGAAGATCGAGCGCGAGAGATTGGAGCACGTGAAAGGCAATGGCAGGTCGAAGTGATATCGAAGCGGGCGGCGCGTTTGTTCGCCTCTTCCTGAAAAACGACCTGACGCGGCAGCTCGTCAGGACGTTACGGAATGCCGGTCAGAGTATGCAGTCATTCGGCGGAACGGTCCAGAAGATCGGAGCCCCCATCGCCGCCGCCGGAGCCGCCATCACTGCTGGCTTCGGAGCGGCTGTCAACCACTTTGCCGCCGTGGGGGATCATCTCGACAAGATGGCTCAGCGGACTGGAATTGCAGCCCCCGCCCTTGCCGAGTTGGGGTTTGCCGCGGAGCAGTCAGGCGCCAGCCTCGAAAACGTCGAAAACGCCCTCCTGAAGATGAATCGGCGGATCGGCCGAATCTCTGTGGGACAGGGTTCGGGGCAACAAGTCAAAGCGATGGCAGCTCTCGGATTGTCGGCTGAAAAGTTGCGTCAGATGGCTCCCGAGGAGCAATTGCTCGCCCTCAGCGACGCGATGGAGAAACACGGTAACCAAGCCGCCGCCGCAGGACTAGCACAGAGAGCTTTCGGAACTGCCGTGGATAAGATCCTGCCGCTTCTCATGCAGGGCAAAACCGGGATGGAAGCCCTCCGCAAGGAAGCCCGCGAGCTTGGTATCGTCCCCACCGAGCAAGAGGTTGCGAACGCGGCCAAGGTGACCGACGCCATAAACCGCGTTCGCCGAGTCGTCAAAGGAATGCTGTTTGACGTTGGGGCCTCGCTGGCTGATTCCATAATGAGCGGGTTGGAAGCCGTCAAGAACATCGCCGTCGCAACGGGGAAATGGATCAAAGAAAACGCCGGTCTCATCCGGACTGTGGCGGCGATTGGCGCAGGTCTCCTGGTGGCGGGGACCGCGATTACCATGTTCGGGACCGCGATCATCGGTGTGGGGATGGCCATCTCGGCGCTGGGGACGATCATCTCGACCGTAGCGGGAATCGTCGGCTTTCTTCTGTCTCCGATTGGCCTCATTACAGCCGGGCTCGCCGCAGGCGTGTACGCATGGGCCCGCTACACCGAGTCCGGCAAAGCTGCCGTTGAGTCTCTGTCCGCGTTCCTGGGCGACCTGCTGGCGATCGGAAAACAGACCTTCGGCGGGATCGTCGATGCAATCAAGGCGGGTGACCTCAAACTGGCGGGCGAGATCGCCTTTGCTGGCCTGAGACTCGCTGTCGCAGAGGGCCTGCTGGCGTTGCGGTCTCTCGTTGGAGACACGGTCACGTCGATCGTCGGCAAGCTGGCCAGCGGCGATTTCTCCGGGGCCTGGTCGGACACGCTCGAGCAACTGTCCCTGCTCTGGGCGGCCTGGTCCGAGGGCGTTGTCAACGTCATCACGGGCGTGGCAAGGAAGATCACAGAAGTCTGGCAGAGGGCCACAACGTTCATCGCCCAGAAGATCCTTGAGCTCGGGAAGATGCCAGCCTTTGCTGAGGGGTTCGAGAGAATCACCGGGGTCAATCTCATTGAGGAGCAGAAGAGAGGCGAGGATACGCAGCGGAAAGAGCGTGAGTCGGTGGCCCGAGGCATTGAGGAATTCACTGGTCAGCACGCAGGGTTGCAGGAGAAGCGTGAGGCGGCTCTCAGCGTCAAGGATCCGCTCGAACAACAACGAGACGCACTCGACGCTGAGATCAGGGCGTTGGCCGGCGGGAACGAAGAACTGATCAATCAACTCACACGTCGCCAGGAACTAGAAAAGCAGTTTCTCAGCCCAGGTGACCGGGATGCGATGGGGCCAGAGGCCGGTCGACGTCTCATTGAGGAAATCGAAGCGATTGACGACGCCATCGAGTCTGTGGGAGCGGACGCTGACCTTGGGGCCCTACGCGAGAAGATCACCGCTCGGTTGCAGGTCGAAGGCGACTTGATTGACGCTGAGGAGGTTGTTTCTCAGGTAAACGCCGAAATACAGGGCGTGGAAGGCCATCTGCAGGCTCTTACCGCTCGAGCCATAGAGCTCGGCGTCCCCTATGACATCGTTGCTGAGGCTCAAGACGCGGCGGCCGGCGACATTGCTAGGCAGGCAGAGGCGATAACCGCAGAGCTTGACAAGATCAACCGCCGAGCCGCGATGAACACTGAAGCTGCGGCAGCGTCAGCAGTCGCAACCACTGAGGACGGAATGGCCGCCATCCGGGAAGAGGCCCGGACGGCGCGCGAAGATCTCGATCTACTCACGAGGGAGGCGGAAGAGAAGCGAGTAACCGCAGACGCCGCGAAAGCGAAGGCCGATGAGACGGGAGCCCCCACGGGGCCAGCAGCAATCGCAGACAGTCGCCCTGGGACCGCCGCCTCAGTCCGTGCCCTGACCACCAGCAGTGCAGCTTCAGCCGAAGCAGCGGGGTACGGGGGAGGCGGCCCGAAGGACGTAGCAGCGGAAATGCACGCCATGCACCGAACCTTGAAAGAGCAAGAGCGGGAGCGAGCGAAGCAGCTTGCGGCGATGGAGCGTGTCGCGGAGAAGATCGAGGTCTTGGCGTTTGGTATGAGGCATAGGTGAACCGATGGCGTTTCAGTTTAAACTGGTCAAAGGCAGTGACCTGACGCTGAGCCGTGACGGATTGAACATCCAACGGAAGTTTCGCGCGACCGACAAGCCACCCGTCACGCCGACCGGCGACTACTTCGATTTCGTCGCATCGGCCGCGATGTCTTGGATCAAGCAGTATGCCCCAACGTATCAGACCCCGTACGGCATCCTGTTTTGGAACACGATCCAGGTCCACGAGAACCACTACGCGCTGAACTACGAAATCTCTGTGGCGTACGGTCCGCACAACCACCAAGCGGGTGCGTATCAGATCTCGGTCGACCAGTCCGGCGGAACGGTCCATGTCACCGCGGGGAGGCGGATTTCGGGGCACGGGGATTACGCCAATGAAGTCGACAATGGCGGTCTGATCGGCGTCGATGGCGACGAAGTCCACGGGACTGACATCCCGGTCGAACAAACCAAGATCACGGTCATGTTTCGCCACCCTGGCGGCATCCTGAATCGGAACTACATCAGAAACACGGGGGAACTGGTTGGGTTCCCCAATAACGACCCATTCTTGGGCTACGCTGCCGGGGAGGTTCTCTATCTCGGCGGCAACTTCACCGAGACACAGACCGAGGCCAGCGCGTCCTACTCGCTTGCCATCTCGTACAACCGCACCAACTTTGACGTCGGAGGTATCACGATCTCCGAGAAGAAAGGTTGGGACGTGATCTCTCCGACCTACGAGTACGACGAGCACAATGACCACGGCGTCCGAAAACTGCAATACATCGAGATCATTCGCCCCGCCGGCCGTGAGTGGAAGGACTACAAGACCGTCTTTGGCTGGGGGCACTAATGACTGAGAAAGTCCAGCCCGGCCAAGCGTGGCACCCACCGAGCGCGGCCGATCAAAACGCATGGAGCGAGACGGCCGACGACTTCATGCGCCGCAGGCGGCTGGGGAAAGTACACCCCAAATCTCGCCTGCGGACACAGACGGACATCATCAAGGTTAAGAACACCTCCGGGGGCGACCGGCGCAAGGGCGAAGTCCTGGGAGTGTTTGACAAGCTCGTCAACCTTGACGACGAGCACATTTGGCTTGACGGGGACGCTCCGGCATCGGATCAGGGCGGGTTCGGTATTCTCAAGCGGCCGACACCCTCCGGGAAGATCGACGAGTTGCAGGTCTCTGGCGCCGTCATCGCTTTCGTGGAGATCCTGGATGTCGACCACGGGCGAGCCATTGTCGTTGATGGTGATCACGTCCTCCAGTCCGCCGGAAGCGGCCCCGTGCAGATCCTCTGGGCACCTACCGGGCTGACTGGAGAGCAGGAGTGCGTTGTGTTGCTGGGTGGCGGCAGCACGGCGTGTCACGAGGTGAGGTTTCAGGTTGTTTCGGCCGACCCATCGACACGAACAGCCCTGGGCGAAATCCTCTCAAGACCTCCCGACTGCGCATTGGGAGACATCCCCGAGGCGACACTAGGCGGGACCGTCATCGAGATCTGTGACCCGATGGGGTGCTTTTTCAACGAGCCCAACGAGGAGTTGACTGGCCGCCAAGGTTGGGCCCGTTACATGATGCCGGTGAGTGAGAACATCTGCCAACCGGACCCGAATTACCTCGTGCCCCAGTGGGAAGTGTTCTCGTTATGTTGCGCGGTCCCGGATTGTGACGCATGAGCTCCAAGGGCAACAAAAACTGCTGCTGTGACGGGTGCTTTCACCGAGCACACTACCTCTCTTTGCCCAGCACCGCCCTCCAGGAAATGCAGCAATACTGCTGTTCGTGCCTCCCCCAGTCGGTTTGCGTGTCGGCATCGTGCTACGGCGGGGACACGTCAACGGTCGTTTTCGAGTGGGCCTGTCCAACCGTTCCGGGGGCTCCTGTCTACAGCGGCACGATCCCCGTGGAAGGCGTCGAGGTCGACCTGGCGTTCCACTTCAAGGTGGAAAACGGGACCTGTTACTTCTGCCTGTACAGCGCGGCCTTGGGCGTCTACGGCGAGGTCCCCGGCGATTGTCACGTGATCGACGCGGCGGCTCGGGCACACCCGGACCATTTCTGCTCCCGGTTCTCGATAAATGGTCAGGCTGTTCAGTGGGACATTGCGGCGCCGTTCTGTGGGAGCGGATACATCTCGATCGCGATCAGCCCTGCGGAAAACCAGCCAATCACGAACCGGCCGCGGTACTGCCTCGACGCTGGTGGATACGAGATCGAGGACACGCATCCGATCCGCGATCTGTGTTGTCAGTGCTCTTGTCTCTGTGAGTGTGCCTGTATCACCACGTACGGCGACGACCTGGACCCGCTCGTTGAGCTGGCCTGTCTGGACGGGACCACAAGCTACACGACCTATTCAGGCGTCGAAATCGGTATCGTCGCGAACTACGAGACCGGCAACTGCGAACTCGAACTCATCGACCCGGGGCCCATCACGCTTGCCGACCCGGAACTGTCGCCGCATCCGCCTAACGTGTCCATCGGTGGGACAGGCAACGAGTGCCCCGACCCGACCGCCCAGTTTGCAGCGTTTGACGTTGACGGCAAGGCGGTGTTCTTTGAGTTTCATTGCGCGCCGTGTGGCGACTGCCAGCAAATCCCGGTAACCCTCTGCTGCAACGCTCTCCTGCCGCGAGTGCTGGTCGCAACGATTGACGGCGGATACGACTGCCCGTGTGGGTCGACGAGCATCCCGCTGATTTATGACGACTCCCTCGAAGAATGGAGGGGGACGCAACCAACTGGATTCTGCGACCACACGATCACACTGAAACTGACCTGTTCCGGCGGCGGGGACTGGTCGCTGACGTTCCAGGCGGACCCCTGCGTCGAGGATAGCGTCACGGGCGGCGGAAGCTGTAGCCCGGTTTTGCTCATCTTCACGGTGGAGACATCCGGCATCGGTTGTTGCGGTGACGGCGACTTCGGCGGGTTGAAGACCCTGACCATCACGATTACGGAATGAAATGACCAACCCTCACTGTCAATGTCACGGCCCCGGATACTGCCCACGGCACAAGATCGTGAAGGGCCCGCGTGAATTCGACCTGTGCCAGGGGAATGTGAACAGTCCCGACTGTGGCCGCAAGTATTGGGTGGCGTGGGAGTCTGGCCAGCTCGGGGCGACCGCACCAGAGGTGCCCGTCCTTCAGCCCGAGGGGTTCTGTAATAAGGCTGAGCAGTTTGCCCCACGCGGGGCGGGCGATCGCCTGGCCGACCTGATCAAACGCAGCACGCTGGGAATGGTGACGCCGTGCGGCGGGTGCAAGGATCGGGCCGCGAAACTCAACCATATGTTCCCAGCAAAGAACCTGCTGCCGGTCGAGCCGGTCGAGTTCGTCGAGCCGGTCCGGCGGAATTTTATGATGCACATCTGGCCCGCAGAGGAAGGCGGCGCGTGGCGGTGGAACTGTGATCACGTCCTGAGTCGTGCGGAACTGTTCAACGGCCGGCGAGTTGTCGCGATCGCGACTGGACGGCACACAGACCCACCGGAAGCGGTCCAGGAATACCTGGGCGACTTCACGGACGAGTTTATCGTGATGCCGAACGATCCCAAGCTGCGAGAAGTGGTGACGTTCGTCCCGTTGCTCGAGCGGATGGAATCGACCGATCCGAACGAGGTGACGTTTTGCTGTCACAGCAAGGCGACCAAGAACAAGCTCTCCCCGTCACACGTCGGAACCACCATTTTCGACTGGACGCGAACGATGTACGAGACCTGCCTTGACGACTGGCCAACCGTGCGTGATGCGTTGACGGCTCATGCAATGGCCGGGAGTTTCAAACGCTACGGCCAGTTCACGACCCGTGGAAACCACCGATGGCACTATTCCGGGACGTTCTATTGGTTCCGAAACCGGGACGTGTTCCGCCGGAACTGGCGGTTTGTGGATCAGAGGTTCTTTGGCACCGAGAGTTGGCCTGGTCATATGTTCCGACCTGACGAGACGGCGTGCCTGTTCATGGACAACGTCAACGACCTCTACCAAAAGGAATACTGGGATAGCGTCATTGCCCCAGCCCTGGCGGCCTACCGTGAAAACTCCCTTTGCCGTCAATAAGGTGCTTGGGCACCTACCGATTCTCTCTGCATACCTCGAGGGTAAACCGTACGCGCCGATCCTGGTCGAGATCGACTTAACGAACCTCTGCGCGTCGGCTTGCCCATGGTGTGCGGGATACCTCGACCGGAAACGGAGCAACGCCACGTTGTTTGCGTCGGGCGACACGGCCGCCGAGCGGTTTGCGTCGTCAATGATGGGCGTTTCTACTCTGCTCGAGGAACTCAAAGCCGCCGGCGTTAAGGCGATCACTTGGACCGGCGGGGGCGACCCGGCACAGCACCGGGGCTTAGCGGAACTCGTCGGCACTGCTGCTGAACTTGGCCTCAAGCAAGCGTTGATCACCAACGGGGTCCATGACGTGTCCGGTGTGATTCATCACCTGGAGTGGGTCCGCTTCTCGGTGGACGGCGCGACACAGGAAGGCTACGGAAACCAGCACGGCAAGCCGGAGCACTTCGAACGGGTCCTCGCTCACGTCCGATCGGCTGCCGAACGCAAGCGAGACGAGAACCTTGGGGTGACTGTTGGCGTGGGGTTCCTGACGCACAAGGGCAGCTGGCACGAAATCATTCCTTTTGCCCAACTCTGGCCTGGAGTGCCAATCGACTATATCCAGTATCGACCGCTCGAGGACACCCACGGCCAGACATGGGCAAGCGACGAGCCGGGCGTCCTATGCCTCATTCAAGACGCGGTGGAAGAGGATAACCGGGTTGTATACAGCGTGGCGAAGTACCGGGCGATCGGCGACCGTCAGCCAGGTCAGACGGAGTTCTGCCACGGGATCTATCTTGAGACGGCGATCGCTGCGGACGGGTTCGTGTACACGTGCTGTCACCACAAGGGTGACAAGCGGTATGCCATTGGGGACTTGAACAAAGAGACCTTCAATGAGATTTGGACTCGGCACATGGAGAACCGGTGTTTTGAAGTTACAAGCGACTGCCCACGGTTCTGCCGCCACTACGGTACGAACCGGTTTATCGAGGATGAGATTCTCGCGGAACGAACACACCCGGAGTTTATCTGATGAGACTCGAGCTCGGCGGCGGGGACCGTTCAAGAGGCGAAGGATTCGTCAACGTCGACTTATGCCCCACAGCCGATATCAACCACGACTTGAACAAGATCCCTTGGCCGTTTGCTGATGAATCGG